GACGTATCTGCGAAATCACATACCGCAGTTGTTCCATCTGCTACTGGTGTAACACTTGTTAAAGTATTTCCACCTGCTGAATAGCCAGTTCCGGATACTTCGTTAGTTGCTGTACCATCACCGTAAGTAGCTGTTCCAGCAGCTAAAGCGGATGAGTTTGTGTACAAAGCAAGTTTAAAAGTATCACCACTGGAAGCAGTAAAGTTATGCGTTCCTTGTAACACCTGAGTTTTAAAACTCGTTGTTACTAATGATGATGATATTGCCATTTTATTGTCCTCCTTCTATAGGCCCTGATGGACCTGGTTTACTATAGCCTGGTAAGAATGATGGACGTGGCATTCTAATAACCCCACTTTGATGTTCATCACGTCTTCCGCGACCCATTTGTTGCGCAGCGACTTCTTGTAAAGCCATTTCATACGATTGAGTGTAAATTTGCAGCATTTCTGCTGAACCTTTCAAATATTTGAAAGCTTCGACAAGGCAACCATACAACATAAGTGCAGGTGCGTTATCACCAAGCCAGGTATTACTATTTGTAGAAGTTAATCTATCAGGTAATTTAATTAACCCTACTTCTACATAATTAGCAGCAGCTGGCGTTGGAACTACATATATAGTATTATAATCCCATTGTGAATAATATTTTGGTGTTCCTGTAGAATCTCTATCTGGCCAATATTCGTTCATAAATGTCACATCTCTTTGTTCTAAATATGTTCTATCGCCAGTGCCAGAAGCTGGATAAATCATAACACTTCTTATAACAGAAAACTGAGTAGGAATTGTTTCATCCCCACCAGGTAAAGTTATAAAACCATTTCCTGCTGTAAAGTTAGAATATTGATAAGATCTAAAAACAGGTAAATCTAAATCTCTTAATATTTTATTTTCGGTATGTTCTATAAAATCATTAACAATAGTATCGGTTAAAACATCACTAGATGTTTCAGTGTAATCTCTTATTTGTTGTACTAATTCAGTATAAGTTGTCATGCTGATAATGTAACTGGCCCTGCAAATGCCTGTCCTCCTCCACCTACAATTGTTGGATCAGCATGAGCTAATCCAGTAGGAATACTATAAAAATTTTCATCTATTACAGTTATGGTAAAACCAATAGCTCGATTTAAATCAACGGCAAATATTTGATCTTCCACATCTCTAAATCTAACCGTATCTCCTGTTGATCTATTATTTCCCGGTTCATAAACTTTTATGTAACCTACACCTGGTTCATGTCTAAAAGCATTAAGTGGTAACAAGTTAGTTGTTGCCGGAGCTATTCTTGCTGGACGTGGATGTTCTAACGCTTGGGGATCTGGAGAATGTTCATGAGGCATCAATTGAGGTGCCTTAGGTTCATACTCACTTGTATGTACCCGCATACCATTCCATTCTTCTACCATTTCATTGTAGGGGAATTGTAATCCACTACGATCTGAAATAGCTATTGCATATTTTCCTTTAGCGTAAGCCATCTATTATACTACCATTTACTATCGTTCGGTCCAACCCAATGATATTTACCACCTTTTTTGGCAGCACCCATTCCTTGAGCCGTTCCACTAATAGTTCCCTTAGCAATTTTAATCTCTTGTCCACCTAGTTCTCTATTAGTTCCTGTTGGTGCATTTCCTTTATCAGTTGCTGCTCCAACATTTTTAATAATGGAAGGTGTACTTATTTGACCTCTACCATAATGACCTATTTTTTTAGTAGATGCATCACGAGTATTAGTTGTTTGTTTATTCCATTGTGGGTTACTCATTAGTCCTCCTTTTTACATTCACAGTTTCCACAAGTACATTGTCCGCCACAGCATGATGCGCCGTTGCTACAATGACATTCATGGTCACAATGTTTACATATTGGCATATTTACCTCCTATGGTATATACGCTTGCGCCGGTTTAACTCTAAACGAGACTCTTTCTCGGTTAGCATCAGCGGTTCTGTCAAATTCTTCATCGTATACCGCTTTTAGCCCTGGTGTTAACATCGGGGCTCTTTTTAAAGAAATATAATAAGCTAATCCTGAAACTAAACAAGGAAGAAAATAGAAAGGTACATCTGCATTATTTGAATATGCCCCTGCATCCATTATTCTATTTATGTAAAAATATTTCATTATGTAAGCTTTATCCGGATTTGGATAAACAAATAATGTCATATCATGTTCTGGTCTACCAGAATTACTTCCACTAGCTGTGGTTACTTGACCATTAATTAAACAATATTGTGTAGGTCTAGCATCACCTGTATCAGTTTCTCTCTTTCTACTTAAATTCATATATTCTGTTCTGGAAATTTTAGTGATTGCTACGTCTGTAGTATTTTGATTACCATCTAAATTTGCAGTTGCATTAGCTGTTGTTGTTATTGTTGCGTCAATAATATCTACAACTTTTTGATCAATAGAATAATAATTAGTTCCTGCTACCATAGAAGTAGTTGCATAATCAATGGTCCATAAATTTAAACCACGATTAGCCCAATCAGAAAACATTAGATTTAATGATCTTCTAGCAGTTTTTAAATCATAACCACTTCTTACTTCAAGACCACATCTTTCAAATGCTTCTTCTATTATTTCCTCTATTGAGAGGTTAAATGTTCTCGTACCTGAATAAGCCATTTAACCCCCTATGAGATAGCGTCGTATTCTTTTATAAACTCAATAACTATAGAAGCGCTATCACCATTGGTTACAGAAGAAAAATTAATATTTACATCCCCTGAATAGTTTGTAGCTTTTGTATTTTGTAAAGTTCCAATAGAGCCAAAATCCATATCGTCAGATGTATTACATACCCATGCAATTGGATTTGTTCCACTGTTATCCCATTCTATTAAAAGTGGTTTAGCAGCGCTAGAAACACTAGAACTCCACCATAATCTATTTATGTTGATATAAGTACATGCTGTTCCATCAGCTCTTGCGTTAAGTGCAGATGCATCAACTTTAAAAGTTTCAGCTGTAGTTGAAGCTATTGTAGCTGTAAACGAATAGATAGCTTTTCTATCTCCGTCAAATAATTTTTTTGTATATTGTGCCATTTAATTCCCCTTGTACAAGGATGGGGACATTACTCCCCACCCACGGTTATATTATTTTACCAAGTATCTCCTGAAGCAAGATTTTTGCCTTGCATAAAGTCAATCTTAATCCATGCTTGACCAGCTGTAGATAATGTTCCAGTTGGAGTATAAGTCAATACTGCTTGTACATCTGAGTTATAAGAAACTCCGTCTGAACCAGTTTCTGATTGAGATACGCTTTTCCAAACTGCAGTTTGTGTAGCATCCACAGTCACAGCTCCACCAGTATTACCAGTAGTTGTAACTGCACGCATAACAGCAGTAGCAATGTCTGCTAAATAATCCTGATCATCAGATTTTCCAATTTCCATTGGATCTGCTGTTCCAGCATTAAACGCTTCTGCTACCCACACCTTAATACCAGTAATGGTAGATTGGTAAGGAATAATTCCTATCGCTCTGCAATAAACATCTCCTGCCACAGCCGCTGTTCCCACGGTAATATTACCAGTGGTAGCACCACTTGTAGCAATTTTAGTTACGCTCTTAAAGTTCGCTGCTGTGCTATTAGTAGTATAAACAGTACCAGCATTTGGACCTGTGATAGTTTCACTTAAAGCTTTGCCATCAACATCTGTTCCAGTGACAGTGAAAGTAATTCCTGAATCATTACCAGAACTTGTAATGCCAATTTTTCTTGCCCACGCTGCGTCAGCAGTTGTTGAAACTGCACTTCCAAGAGCTGGTGCATAAATTGAATTACCATTAACAGTAGCACATAAAGCACCATTTAATGTCAAGTTAGCTGCCGCTGAAGTTGTTTGTGAAGCGCAAATACCATCTGTATCTGCCGCTGCTGGTTCTTGAAAATAACGAGCTAATGAGTTAGTTACCCAGTTAGTGTCTTTTAAATCTTTACCACGATAACCACCTGACGTGGCTCCGCTAATTACTGGACCCGTTTTAACCGGACCCTGAAAAGTTGTTGTACCCATTTGTACTCCTTTGGCTGTATAGGCCTTTTGTTACGTCGTCTCTATACCGTCTGCCTAGCCAGTCTCCGTAACTATTTTACTAGGGGTAAAAGGGCGAACTAACTTCGCCCTTTTAAAAGTTTTATTAAGCTCCTGGTGAACCAAAGATACCTCTCCAGTCAGACCAGCCGAAGCTGTATCTTTCTCTGGCTTTGTATCTAACGTTTCCAGTATCAAAATCGCCTTCCATAGCAGTTCTAATTGGAGCTCTCACGAAGTGTTTAAGTCCATTAGGTGCATCTGTTTTAATGAAGAACGCATCAGTATCAGTAAGGAAGTTGTTTACAACATATCCTTCAGGTACCATACCCATTGATTTGATTGCGTTGATATCATTA